GGCTTTGCTGTAAACAGCATACCGTTAATAACTTTTCTCAAACTCTTTCCGAGTTTTTTTAAGCCTTCTGCTGACTGATCTGCTTTTCCACCGGCATTAGCAAGTCTTGCTAACGAACCTGTGAACCGGTTGACACTGGAAGAAACGTCCCTGACATCATTTAAGCTGTCGATGCTTTTGATGATTTCTCCCATCTTTGAAGTATCAAAGCTACTCATGTCCGCTGTTGCAAGTCGACTTAAGGAATTGATGACATTCGTGATTTTAGAATCTTTGAAGTTCATTCCATTAAGAGCGTTCATGGTACTGGCAATCTTTTCAACACCGGTTATTGCTGGCTGCATTTTCACAGCATCAATTTCTTGGAATTTTCGAATAGCGTTTACTGCTGACTTGACGTTTTTTGTATCAATCTTTGGAATTGAAATGTTCGAAGCACCTTTTAAAGAGCTTAATCCGGCAGCCAGATTCTGCAAAGATTTCGTACTCGCTCCAAGCGTCGTAAAGTCAACTTTTGACAAACTTCGAAGCTGACCAGTTAATCCAGCTAAGTTCGGCACACTAACTTTTGTTTTGTTTAATGTCTGTAAGGCTGCTGATACTCTTCCAATTTCACGAGCATAATTTCTAAGCCCACCAGTATTGACGTTCCCCAGTGCTGTGTCAACATCCTTTAACTTTTTAGCCAGATTTCCCAATGCTTTTGTAGCGTTCCTGGTGCTACTGTTTATTTGTATATCAAGGGTATCAATGGTATTATCAGCCACAAAAAACACCTCCTTTTAATCAAAAAAAATAAGGGCAGACAAGACTTTTTATTCATCCTGTCCGCCCTTTTCATTGCCTATTTCAGCTATGTTCGCATTTGCCTTTTTTATCAGAAGTTCGTAGTAACGTTCTTCCTGCTTCAATTCAGCTTCAGACCGTTCCGGAACATCTGGTTTTTCTTCAATCTGTGGTTTCTTTGCTTTTTCTGTAATTGGTTTATCCGGATACTTCGCTTTATTAGAAAGTGCACTTGATACCGCAGATTTCACATATAAGCCGGAAAGCCATGACTGATATTCAATCAGTTTTACCTGAGTTTCTATCTCATCACGTTTACCTTTCTCGTACTCACGTATCCTTACTTGAAGGTCACGTATGGTACTTCTGAGAAATTCTTTCCGGCTCATTCCGATGCGAACAGCCGCCGGATATAACTCTGTCCAGATTATTTCGCTGTAGCTTTTTTCTGGTGATCTGTCGGCTTCTTCGGAGCTTTCTTCGGTTTGGCTGCTACGTTCAGATCGTCCATGAACGTCTCCAGACCGGTCAGTTTGAAAAAACCATCTTCCTCCATCTGTTCAAGACACATGGCAAAGATACCGTAAAAGTTGCCCTGCTCATCATCCTTATGTTCCTGAATGAACTGCACTGCAAGTCTCTTTGCAGTTGCAAGATTCGGGACAGAACCGTCTGCATCTGGACTATCGCCATGATATTGAAGAAGTCCTGCATAAAACACGGTTAATGCTGTGTTCGGAATATTTGCCATGCCGGAGATCATTTCTTCCGGCGTTTTGTCCACACCGCCACTGGTTGCCAGAAGTGTGTTCATTACGCTCTTAACGCATTCATCATACAGAGATGCTTCAATGCTATATTCCAGTTTGTACTCTTTGTTACCAATCTTTAAAAGTTTATACATAATATCTTTTCCTCCCAGTTAGATATATTTGTTATTCGCCTTCAGTTGGCTTGATTGTTTTGTCTGGGCCGACATACTCATTGATAGTCAGGGACATATCAACAGTAAGAAGACCGTTCTGGTCTCTTGCCGGTTTAGGGATGATAGTCGGCGGCTCGATTTTGGTGAAAAATGCTTTCTGAAGTGCCGGGTAATATTCCTCATACCACATAGACAGACCACTTGCATGAGCTGTTTTGTAAGCACTGATAAGGTCTTCCCACTCTTTGATTGTTTCGTCTGTAACGTTTACAGTTACATTGAATGTACCGCCGGTTGAACCACGACCTGCGATTGTTCTCTCGATTTCATCTTCAAGAGCGGATGCGTCGATAGTCTCAACGTCGATAGCGATTTCATCAGAAGCGTTTATTCTGTGAAGCAGTTTGAATTTTTCTGGTTTTGTTCCCGCTACTGTCTCTACTGCATAACCGGTAAGAGCACCAACGGTACTGATTCCTGCGATATTTCCTGATGCCATATTGGCTCCTTTCCGCCTTTCGGCTATAAATTATTGCAATAAAAAAGAGCCATTACGGCTCTGACACGTAACCCTGTGCCCGGGAGATAAAAGGATCACCGCCCTTCTACTCTTCTTTGCTTACTTGTTTAATGACCTGATTCACATAAGTACTCAGTCCTGCGACAAGAATACCTTGTGTGATTGCGGTAAAGATTGCCATTGCAATTTCCTGACCGCCCGTGACTGTAGATGTAGCGAAAACATAGATTCCACAGACAACTACGCCCAGAAGTCCGAGGATTCCAGGAATGTACTTGTCAGCTACGGTTTCAGCCTGTTTGAGGAATACTCCTACAAAATACAGGACTACAGCTACAACCAGGAGTTCCGGTTTCACATAGTTCATGATCTGATCCATTCTATCTCACCCCTTTCATTCGCCAAGCAACTGCCCGGTGTAAATTCTTGTGTATCGGCTAACAAGCCGTTTGATGCTATCATCAACGTTACCCATGAGTTCAGGGCCGTAGGTTCTACGAAAACCCATGCCAATCATGGATTGGTGGCTTTTTTCGTCAATCTGATATACTTTCGCAAGTGGAGCTGTACCCGCGGCAAAGCACTCAATCTGGATAGTTGGAACCGTGGCGCATTCATCACCTTCAAGGTCTCCTTCTGTCAGAACGTTTCCCAACATATAAAGTCTTGCGTAGGTTTTCTTTCCAGATGCAAGAGTTTGGCTTCTGTCCATTGAAAAATTTCCTTTACCAACTACAGGTTCAACGGCTTTATTCCAACGTTCGTATATCTCGGATATCGGGTTTTTTAATATTTCCGGCATTTAATCACCCTGCCTGTTCTAGCATGTTTTGAGTTTGTGTTTGAATAAACTCTTTAATCTGCTGATATCCCCAGCCACAGTTAATAAGGCTACTTACAAGCATCTCCATGCTTTGCACTTTTGCTAAGTCTTCACCTGTAAAATAATCCCTAACAGCTTCTTTGGGTTTAACGCCAAGTTCGATTTCTATTTCCTTTGCTGTCTTTCCGAATATATTTTTGTATATCAAATTTGTGTAATTTGGATATGCAAATTTCTTATTCGGGCTGTCAGATATCTTCATTTTAATTGTATCTGTAAGAATATGTCTGATAACTACGCCTTTATCACGTTCAATTTGCCATTGCTGACGCTCTACGTGAATCTTTTTCAATTCATCACGCATTGCATTAAACTCTGCGATGTAGCGTTCTTTAAACTCCATAGCCCTTTCGCCGCCATAGCCCATGCAAAGAATTGTAAATCCATCTTCTGTAACGATGTACTCTTTAAGTCTTTTGTTTTGTTCCGAAGTATAAGAGGACAACGCATAATTTCGTTGTCTAAATTCTTCCGAACATCCCAGATTTTCGATATCTCTCAGTACATCGGAATGTCTTTTCTCGAAACCCTCTGCTATTTTTCGGCTTGTGGTTACGATTTTTTCTTCGTATCTTTTACCAATGATTTCTACCAACATAAATTCACTTCTCCTTTTATGATTTATTTTTTTGGCATGAAAAAAGCACCTACCTTTCCGGTAGATGCTTCGCATCTTAATTGTACAAAATATGCGTCATATGATTCCATATTTTAGTATAGGATGTTTAACTTCCAAACACTTCCTTTGCAATATGTCGTATCTGAATAATGATAGCTTCTTCCGCATGGTACATTGGCATATATGCCCTGTTACCATAAGAATGATGCTTTTGTCCACTTTCATCCACATACCACCATCCGTTTGGGTCGTAAGCGTGTTTTTGATCTGGGTAAGTACCAACACCATAATCAGCGCCAGACGGTAATGGATAGCTGTCCGTTCCATAAGAAATACCGGCGCTAAACTCGATAAAAAGAACCTTGTCTCCAGAAAGCCGGACCGCTGCACCAACAATATCGCCATGTCCGTTATTAATAACTTCCGTGTAGTAAGAACCTTTTTCTTCGGTCGGAACAGATTCCATTGTGGTCTGGATAACCTGTATTCCCTCTTGAGCCAGTTTATCAACAAAAATCTGGTTCTTCCTTTGAATATCTTTCCGGTATGCTTCCAACTGCTGAATTGCAGACTGCAAAGAATTATGGTTCAAACTGCACCGGATTGTTTTCCTACTCATTGTTGCCACCGATTTTCGCTATTCCATATCGGGCAACTTGTCCTTTTTGAGTATCAAGGATTCTCTTAAGCCTGTAGTCTGGAAGAACAGTCGGGCTGTTATCTCCATCAAGGATTAATGTTCCGTCTTCCCTGATTTCTGGCACGACATCAACCCACAAGACGTTGCCTTCTTTTGGCTGAAATGTTCGGTCAAAAACCGTAATGTACCGGTCATAGTCGGGAATGATTCCGGCAGACAGTTCTTCTGGCGTACCGGCTGTTGCTGATACTGAAATGTTCTTCTTTTGTGGGTTTGAATAGACAAGCGTTTTATCCATTCCATTGTTTTTTTCTGTTACTGTCGAAATCCATATGGACTGTTTCTGGCGAAGTCTACCTCTCATATGTGCACCCTCCATTGACAAAATTGCTTTTTTATGTTATTCTCACAAGGAAATCAGGGAACAGCGTACACCCAGGTTTCATAGTATTCCAGTCCCCAGTTCCTCAGTTCTGGGGATTTTTTTGATTTAAAATAAATGAATTAAATAGTAAGGTCTTCATTGATATTCGAAATCT